GTTATTAAGGAGTTAGATAATGAATTCGCAAGTGTTGTTGAAGATGGAGTCGCTACTGGTGACTGTGAATCGTTTGTGGATACTGGTAGCTACATTCTTAATGCTCTCATTTCTGGTAGCATCTATGGTGGACTCCCAGCGAATAAAATCACGGCGCTCGCTGGGGAATCCTCTACTGGTAAAACTTTTTTTGCACTCTCAATCGTCAAGCATTTCCTTAGCAACAACCCAGACGCTCAGGTAATTTACTTCGAGACAGAATCTGCTGTGTCAAAAGACATGATGGTTTCTCGTGGCATTGATGTGAAGCGGGTTGGTCTTGTTCCTGTCTCTACTGTACAGGAGTTTCGCACACAATCCATCAAGGTTGTGGATGAGTATACCAAACTGAAGAAAGAAGATAGACCGCCGCTGCTGTTTGTTCTTGACTCTCTGGGTATGTTGTCTACATCCAAAGAGATTCAGGATGCCACTGATGGTAAAGAAACTCGTGACATGACTCGTGCTCAGGTGATTAAATCCATCTTCCGTATTCTGTCACTAAAACTGGGGCAAGCTGGTATTCCTCTTATCGTTACCAACCATACATATGAAGTAGTTGGTGCATATGTGCCGACGAAAGAAATGGGCGGCGGCACGGGTCTGAAGTATTCTGCTTCTACGATTCTCTTCCTGTCAAAAAAGAAAGAGAAAGATGGCACTGAAGTTGTAGGTAACATTATCAAAGTGAAAGCACAAAAGTCACGCTTCACGAAAGAAAACTCAGAAATCGAAACGAGGCTCTACTATGACTCAAGGGGATTGGATAAGTATTATGGATTACTGGAGTTGGGTGAGAAACACGGAGTATTCGAACGCAAGGGGAATCGCTACGTTGTTGGTGAATCTTCCGTTTATCCTTCTGTTATTCTTGCCAATCCTGAGAAGTATTTCACGGAAGACATCCTCCAAGCCTTAGATGAATGTGCCCAGAAAGAGTTTCTATATGGAGTAGCGGATGGAGAGAATTGAGACAACTATTTTACGCAACCTCCTGTGTAACGAACAGTTCTACAGGAAGGTTGTTCCTTTTGTAAAACCAGATTACTTTAATGAGATTCATGAAAAGGTAATCTATGAAGAGGTGTGGAACTTTGCAAGCAACTATGAACTTGTTCCTACCAAAGAAGTATTAACAATCAACTTAGAAGCAAGGAAAGATTTAAATGAGGAAGTATATCAAAACGCAGTTAAGACGATTCAAGAACTTACTACTGAATCAGTCGAACACCAGTGGTTGCTTGACACCACAGAGAAGTGGTGTAGAGACAGAGCAATCTATCTCGCACTCTTGGAATCTATCAAAATCGCAGATGGCGGCAATAAGAAAGTATCAACTGATGCGATTCCAAGCATTCTCCAAGATGCCTTAGCAGTATCGTTTGACGAACATGTAGGTCACGATTATCTTGAGAACAGTGTAGAACGCTATGAGTTTTATCACAAAACAGAATCTAAAATTCCTTTCCATCTTGAATACTTCAATAAGATTACCAAAGGTGGTCTACCTAACAAGACATTGAACGTAGCTCTTGCTGGTACAGGTGTAGGTAAGTCACTCTTCATGTGTGACCTTGCTGCTCATTGTTTGTCGTTAGGAAACAACGTTCTTTACATCACACTGGAGATGGCAGAAGAGAAGATTGCAGAACGTATAGATGCTAACTTGTTTAATGTCAATATCAAAGACCTTGTTGATTTACCTGAGACAATCTTTCAAAGTCGCATCAACGAACTCAAAAGAAAAACTCAGGGTCGTCTAATCATCAAAGAATATCCAACAGCATCAGCACATGTAGGTCATTTCAAATCTCTTCTCAATGAACTCCAACTCAAAAAAACTTTTAAACCCGATATTATTTTTATCGATTACCTCAACATCTGTGCCAGTGCAAGATACAAAGGAGCGATTGTAAACTCCTATACTTATGTCAAAGCAATCGCAGAAGAACTTAGAGGATTGGCGGTCGAACACACCGTCCCACTTGTCAGTGCAACACAAACTACAAGGTCTGGGTTTGGTAATAGTGATGTCGATCTCACTGATACCAGTGAGTCCTTTGGTTTGCCAGCTACTGCTGACTTTATGTTTGCTCTCATCGCTACAGAGGATTTGGAGAAAGACGGGAAGATTATGGTTAAGCAACTAAAGAATCGATACAATGATCCTACAATGTATAAACGATTCTTGGTTGGGGTTGACAGAGCACGAATGAAGCTCTATAATGTAGACAACGCTGTTGACTTATCTTCTGATAAAGAAGAAGAGTATGACTTTGAAGAGATGGCATCGGAACAAAGCAGAAACACGCAAAGTAAATTTACCAGTTTTATTTTATGACTATTGATTTTAATAAGTATGTCGAATTCGTTGCTTGTGTAACGAGCCCTGCATCCCGTGATAATACTGAGTTTATTAATCGCATGATAGAACTCAAAGAACAAGGTGCAGACCCGCAACGTCTTCTGACCGCTGCTGCTGGTATTACTGCAGAGGGCGGTGAGTTTACTGAGATTGTGAAGAAGATTGCTTTTCAAGGCAAACCATACAATCAAGAAAATATCTTTCATATGAAACGTGAGTTGGGCGATATTCTCTGGTATATTGCTCAAGCATGTATCGCTCTTGATATTTCGTTTGAAGAGATTGCTCAGATGAACTTTGAGAAACTGACTGCTCGTTATCCTGAAGGCACATTCAGTATTGAGCGAAGTGAAAACCGAGTCGCAAACGACCTGTGAGTATGCTATGATAGGGGGACACCTAAATAAGGGTGACCCCCTTTTCTGCTAGATGGCGCAACAGAACAAACACCTGGAGCACCTGGAAGACGAGTTAATCAATCTTGGTTATGGCGGCTATGTCGCTTCCAGAGACCTCATTCAAAATTTCATCACCGAACTTGGTGGTCGCCCCACTGGCAACGTCACGGTAACGACGAAGTGGGATGGCGCACCTGCGATTGTTTGTGGCATCGACCCCGAATCCAAAGAATTCTTTGTAGGCACGAAGTCGGTATTCAATAAGAAAGAACCTAAGGTCAATTTCACTGACGAAGATATTGAAAAGAATCATGGAGAAATCCCTGACCTCGCTAAGAAGCTAAAGTATTGCCTGAAGTATTTCCCTGAGTTGAATATCAAGGGAGTGATTCAAGGTGACCTTCTCTTCACGGATGAAGATGTAGCAACGAAGACGATTGATGACGAGCGTTACTATACTGCCACTCCTAATACGCTGACGTATGCTTGGGAAGCCGATAGCAATTTGGGTAAAGCAGTCAACACCGCTAAGATTGGCGCAGTGTTTCATACTTATTACAGTGGTGCTGGTCCGCTGAATAATATGAATGCTGGTTTTGGTGTCAGTCAATTCAATCTGAAATCCACTCGCAATGTCTTTCTGGCATCTGCGACGATGGATAACATCAGTGCCAATTCTGGGTTGACTGCTGCTGAAGAGCGCACTCTCAAATCTGTCATCGCTGTAGCAGACCGCAACGCTTCGGTTGCTAAACCTTTCATTGAAATGGTGGCGCATGAAGCAACCAAGCAATTTACGCTTGGTTATACGATGAAGCGTTTCACCAACAGCTATGTGAAGGAAGGGCAGAAGATTACCAACGTCAATAAATTCATAGAAGGATTTGAGAAGGCATTCAAAAAATCTTTAGTTGATAAAGTTGAAGAGTTGAAGTCGGAGAAATCCAAGAATGAATACCGTGACAAGTTAGCATCTGGTCTGCAATTCCTTGAAGCAAACCAACGTGCATTCAAGGCATTCGTTGTCATCTACAACTCTTTCACTAACGCCAAGAATCTCATCAACAACAAACTCGCTGGTCTCAGCGATACCAAAGTATTCCTGCGTAGCGGTGACAACTTTGTGGTGACGAAACCTGAGGGATTCGTTGCTATCGTTGATGGCAAGGCTGTGAAGATTGTTGACCGTTTGGAATTCTCTCGTGCTAACTTCACGCTAGAGAAGTCATGGCGTCCTCCAACCACTGAGGGTGCTAAGGTTGCTGCTTTTACTTTCGGTCGCTTCAATCCTCCTACGACGGGACATGAGCTACTTATAAATAAAGTTAAGGAGTTTGCCGCTGGCAACGACTACTTTGTTTTTCCTAGTCACTCTGTTGACAAGAAAAAGAACCCGTTAACCGCAGAACAGAAAGTTTCTTTTATGCAGGAGATGTTTCCTTCTCATAAGGATGCAATTATCTTTGATGCTCAAGTTAGGGATGCTATCAAAGCATTGAAGTGGATGGAAGAGAAAGGATATACTGATGCTATCTTTGTGGTTGGGTCTGACCGTGTGCCTGCATTCCAATTCATTAAACAATATAACGGTAAAGATTACAATATGAATACTGTTGAAATTAAAAGTGCTGGTGAGCGTGACCCTGATGCAGATGATGTATCTGGTATGTCTGCGAGTAAGATGCGTCAAGCTGCAATGGAAGGTGATATGAAAACCTTAGAAAGCGGTCTTCCTACTGCAGTTAAAAATAAAAAAGGTTTTATTGAAATGTATGCTGAAACTATCGTAGCAGGTATGGTCTAATGGCACAAGCACATAGAGGATTGGTGGAAGCTTCTAATGCTCCAAGAGGTGGTACGAGAGCATGGAAGTTTAAACGTGTTATGAATTTAGTTGAAGCAGCAGCGGCGAAAGCATTCGAAACACAATACGGTTCTGCAGATGGGTTTCAATATAATATTATTAATGAAGGTAGACAGATAACGCCATCTGATAATATTTTTGAATTAAATAAATTTTTTGCTCCAATTAAAAGAGCAACATTAAATTACAAATTTACTATTGATAATGGTAGTAGCAATTACTGTGACATGTATTTCAGAACTCCTAGAGTTGCACTTATTAATTCTATTATTAAAGAATTGAGTGACAGACGTTCTCTTATTAATAGCTGGAATGTAGATGCTTATGAATTAAAAACATCTGGTCAGGATATGAAAAATCCTACTCTTTATATTCGTATAATGTTTGAATCTCGTATTAAAAATAAGAAGGGGAAAGTAGTAGTTCAAAAAGTTCCAGTGAATGTTAATCTTGCTTTGAAATATGCTGGTAAAAATGAATCTGCAAAAGAATTGAAGGAATTGAAACCATCACGAATAGATGGACTTACTGATACTTGGTTGTCACCAGAACAATTTAAAAATAAAGTAATTGAATATATTGATAGTAAATCTTTCCCATCAAAAAATCTTATGGTCAAAGAGGCATATAAAGGAATGGTGAATGATTCATTTAAAAATCAACTAAGGGATTCTGCATCAATTGCTTCTGATTTATCTTCTGAATTTTTTGAAGTTCTTTCTGCTTTGAAAGCAGCAAGATTATTACAAGCAAATAATCCAATTATTATGAAAATTTTTGGTATACCAGTTGATAGTATTGAAGCAAGAAAAGTTAAAATTTATATACCACAAAAAGCAAATGAACCTTTGACCGACTATGAAATATGTTATGATAAAGACCACCCTACATATGGCGAGAATGGTAATTTGAAAATAAGTGTGAAGTCAAAAGTCAGAGGAAGTTCTGCTGCTACTGTAAAATTTGATACTATGTTTAGTGATGTTTCTGAAGTTAATGTTTGGTTTAATAAACTTTCTTCTGCTATAAAGAGAAAACAGGTAGGACAATTTAATGTTGCGAAGTCAGCTCTTTCTTATAAGAGTTTGGGTAAGATAACTACATTGTATCCAATACGTGCAGTTAAGATGTTGCTTGCTTCTGTATTAAAGGGTAAAGTTACTTCTGATTTTTCTACAGTAATCAATCACGGAAATATAAATTCTTTTAAGAAAATGTGCAAAGAGATTGATAAGAAAGTAACTAGTGGTATGGCTTCCGTTAGATACATTCCTATTGATGATTTAATAACAGATGCAAAAATTTTAAAAGAATGTAAAATTCTTATAGCACATAATTTAGATAAAAATGCAAATCAATATTTAAAATTATTAGACAAGAAACCCATAAAATCTGGTAATACATATGTTGCTGAAGGAACACAAGAGAAATATCCTTTTGGTTTAAATAATTTTGCTTTGATTTGTGAAAGAGTTGTAGTTGAAACATCTAAAGAAAGAAGTAATACTAAATTAAATTTTTATAAAATGTTTTATGATAATGTCTTAACAAAGAGAGAAGTAGCGTATTCTGTTTTATCTTTGAAAGGAACAGACGAAGTGAAACTGGAGTATGGGTTTTATTCTAAATATAATTTTAATCAATATAAAAAATGGATTGCATTGAGAAGTAAAAACTATGCTTTCAATATGCAAGACGCACTCGCAATGGATGTATGAAATCACTTAAAGAACTACTACTACAATCACAACAGAAGTCCTACATGCTTGGCAAAGTATTTGCTGAGGGTGATTTGGTTAAAAATTCTGATGGGGAAGTAGGAAAGATTCATAGGCGTGGTGTTAATTATGTTATTGCTGTTACTGAAGAAGGTAAGATGTTTCGTGCATGGGTGAAGGATATCAAAGAACATTGTGGATGTTTCTTATCAGATGACGAACCATTGAAGGAACGTGATGGTTCAGATAACGTTGAAAAAGCAAAGGCATTTATAAATAAGTATAAGAAAAAAAATTTAACGAAAGAACAATGAACTTAGATGACTTTTCAAAACAACTAATCGAACGTGCAATCGTTCAACTAGACGAGAAAGGTAAGTGCAATCACACAGGCGCTGGAACTTCATGCCCTACTCATGGAGATGCTAATTGTAATTCCTCCAAGCAGAATCGTTCGGAAGGTCTTATGGCAGACGAACTAGATGGAACTACTTATGAAGTAGTCATGGAAGATGGCGAGACAATCATCATCGAGAAGGTGAAGATGGACGGCAAAGATGACAACGGTTTCAAGTCATGTTGGAAAGGATATAGAAAAGCAGGCACTAAAGTCAAAGGTGGCAAGGAAGTCAATAACTGTGTGAAGGCTGGTTACGAAATGGATGGCGAAGAAGATTTAACTGAAAGAAAAGATATGCCTGGTAATCAAGAAAAGATTGATGCCAACAAAAATGGTAAGGTAGATGCTCATGACTTCGCACTTCTACGTGCAAGAAAGGGCAAAAAGTCAGTGAAAGAAATGTGGGAGAAGGCAGCAGAAGTTCAGGAAGGATACGGCAAAGCTAAAAAAAAAGCTGTAGATGAAGGTAAGAAAGTAGAAATTGAAATCATGCCTGATGTTGATACTCCTAATGATCCAGAACCACCAACAGGTAAGAAGGCAAAGAAAGAAGTAAAGAAAGAAGAGTTTGAGCATCTTGAAGAAAAGAAACTTTCTAAAGCAGAAACTGCTAAGAAAGAAAAGTTTGTCAAAGGAATGAAGAAGAAGTTTGGTTCATTCAAATCTAAATATGGCGAAAAAGCAAAAAATGTAATGTATGGCACTGCCACAAAAATGGGCAAGAAAGCAGCCTAAATAGTTACAAACCTTTGGGGGGAAAATCATGGGTGCAATTGTAGAACTAGTAAGACCACTAATCTTCGCAGCAATTAATAACTGCCACACCAAAAAACTTGTATGTGACCTACTTGATAAGTACGTTGCTTCAACAGATAATGATGTTGATAATGTTATTGCGGGTGCAGTTCGCACTGCTCTAATGAAAGGTTGCTGATTTAAAAATAAACTTTTGTCTGGGGATGCTTAGGCATCCCCTTTTTTATAAATACTTTTTAGAATACGAAATTTTTATAGAGGAAACCGATGGCAATTTTCGGAACAATCGACGCAAAAGCGTTGGCAAATAATTTAACTGTTACTAATGGTAGCACAACTGTAACTACGTCTGGCGATTTTACAGATAGAACAACCAATAACTTTGTTCAGAATGGTGATGTTCTTTCTCTCGACGGTGTTCAATATGTTGTAGAGTCGGTAGTGTCAGCAACTTCACTAAAATTAAAAGTGGTATATGCTGGTTCAACTGGAACTGTTACCGCTGCTAATGCTATTCGTAGAACACCTCCAAAAGAAGTTGCTGCTCGCCTTCTTCACGAAAGTCATTATCCATCAGGAACAAACTTCATCTTTGTTGATGACACTGAAGCTGCTCTCGATGAGAACAAGGTTCGTGGTCTCAAGTGGCCAGGTTGGTGGTTATACCGAACCTATACGGATGGAGATGGCAACACTCGTCATAAAGCAGAGTGTATTGCGTTTGCTAATCAGACCGCTGCTAACGCTGGTGATTATGGCACCGCTCAAGGTGGAACAGAAGATAACCCTGCTGCTGATGTAGCATCTGCTGTAACAATTACTGGTCAACCCGCTAACGTTACTGGTGCTGCTAACCCATTCACAGGAACCTTCGCAGTTACCACTTCAACAACTGGTACTCCTGGAACACTGCTATTCCAGTGGCAGCGTCAAACTCCAACAGGAACTGCTTGGACGAACATCACCAATACGGGCGTGTTTACTGATGCTACTACAAACACTCTTACACTCACTGCTGCTGCTAAAGCAACTTGGAATGGATACAAGTTCCGTGTGAAGATTACATCTGCTGGGGGAACTGAAGAGGTTATCTCTAATAGTGCTTCACTAACCTATGCTTGATGATATATGATCTTTCATGAATTGACGCCAGACAACTGGTTGTTATTTGCTATTAAAAACTATGACAACCCGTTGTCTGTAACATATGATGACTTTGAGGAAGACCTTCAAAAGTTTAAATATATTAAAAGATTACTTCGTCGTTATGAAACCACTGGTGAATTGAAACATCACTTAATTCTCAATCATATAATTACCCTATATAATGTATTCAATGACGCAGCAACGCTGCTTCTATTCTACAAAATAGAATCGCAATACTGGTCAATCTTAAAAGCATTTATGGTTTTTCTTGATCGATTACCAGAACATGTAGATACAACAGATGTAGACGAACAATGTCTGAAACTTCTCAAACTACTATGAATGAAATGATGGCAGGTGATGGATCTAGCTTAGCACTTCCTCCTGCCTTTGTCTTTGTTAACACAGCAAAGAAAAAGAAAAATCTCAAGAAGACCAAAGATGAAAAACTTGATGGTCGTAAAAAGAGTGCTAAGAAATTAATTCAACGTGTAATGTCCAGGAGGAAAACTAAAATGTCAGAAGAGATTAAAGAAGTAATCTCAGAAGCTCAATCTGAAACCGAAAAGGCACAGAAGCAGATCAAAGCTGGAAAGCAGATGAGAGCGAAGAAAGAGTTACAAAAAAAGCGTACAGATGCAAAACAGCAAGCGCAAGATAAGTCAGATGAAATGAATACATTGCTCAAAGCACGTATGTCTGACTTTAGAAAGAAAGCAGCGGCTAAGCAACAGAGAGCACAAAAGCAAGTAGTTCAAAAAAATTCTTTTGATCCTCAAGGCAATATTATTACGGAGATGGAAATGTCTACTGATTGGAATAAAAGTCCTGTGACTGGTGCCATCCCCAGAACTGGTTCTGCGGGTGGTGTAGATGTATTTACTACTGCTTTAAAAGTAGCACAAGAGGGCAGTGCATACGGTAGAGATCCAGAGACATCATTTGCTAATCTTGTATTCAATGATGGCACAGCAGGTAGAATCGGCATGTTTGATGCTAAAAGAATCCTTGCTACCTACGAAGGTTTATCAGCAGAGAATAGAGATAAGTTCAGAGTCATGTTAAACATGAGTGCAACAACTTATCAGAAGGCTCTTGACTTTGCAGTAAGAAACGTTTAACAGGAAAAATTATGTTTGGGATTGGTAAAGACATAAAAGTTTTAGAAACCAAGTTTCAAATATATGAAGATCTCTCCAAGGAGATGCTTGACAAACTTGAGAGAGCAGTAGACAAAATCAGTGAGGGTAACCAAGCAGTTGCCCTCATTCTTGAGCGTCACGAAAATAGATTAGAACAAGTAGATAAAGCAGACGCAGCAATTTTGGAATTGATTAAAGGTATTAATTCTAAGTTAGCAAAACTCGAACAGAAAGTTGAAGACCTTTCAAAGTTTCGTTGGTTAACTATGGGTGTTGCTACTGCTGCTGTGGTAACCATTGGATCGGCATCTTTTTTTGGTAACCTCTTGACAATAGAAAAACTAGGTGCTAAAGTAGGAGGAGCGACCATCCAACAATCGAAATGAATTATATTGACACCAAGTATATTGGTCTGGTCTCCCCACAACTTCTAAAGTTTACAGAAAAAAAGAAAGGCACTTACAACTTCCGTTGCCCTTACTGTGGTGACTCTGAGAAGAAGCAGAATAAAGCAAGAGGTTATCTCTTTACGATGAGAGATAGCTTTGTATACAA